TATCATCATACGATCCTGCAGATGTTATTTTAGCCTGGATATTTTTATATACGTTTGCCATTACGATAAAAAGAAATTAAACCTTTCCGCATCATCTTTTTCTGGTTGTTGATATGTTGAATTAAGCTGTTGAATTAAAGAGGATAATGTTCTGTTAATTTGTCTTTGATTATCTTCGCTGTATTCTCTTTTAGGTTCTGGTAATCTTACTACTATTTTTGTCATTATCTTCTCCCATCTGCTTGAACATCTACTTGAAATGTTCCGTACCTCCAGCTTTCGCCGGAGTTTTCGTTTTGAATTTTTATATTGGCGTACCTTCCTCTTGCTCGTGTGTCAAATTTAGTAGAACTAGAAGTTACGCTAAAAGGACTATATGTGCTATTTGTCATAGATTGAGAAGGATAATTTTTAACTCCTACAGTTACTTTAGCTGTTCCAGTTAATGTTTTAAAATCTGGTAAAAATCTTCTCATAGCTAAAAAATATTCCCCAGCTCCTTGTTGCGTGTTAATAGGAAAATCAAAAGAAGTAGCAAAAGAAGTAAGAGTAGTTACTGTGTTATCAGGATTTAATTGATCAGTTCCTACCTCATGTTCAAAGTAAATTGTTTGACCTAATCCTGTAGCTCCTATTACATCTGGAAAAGTACCAGAAGCAGAACTATTAAACTGAGTAGCATAAGGTTTAGGATAAACTGTTGCATCAATAAAACTAGTTCTAATAGAATAAGTATTAACACCTGTATACCAAATACCTCCAGGTTGTCTGCCAGATTCCCCATAATTATAAACTACATATTTATCATTAAAAGAAGAACTTGATCCTGGGTAATACCAAATAACTTCTGTAAATAAGTTATTAATTCCTGCAGCTACTTGTTGACCTTTAGTTGTAGCAAAGTCATCAAATACATAATCTTCCACTACACAAGGTAAAGAGTTAACGGTACCATCAAAAGAAAAGAAACCATTATTACTTAACCAGTAAGCAACACCATCTATTTCACAACATGCGTTTTGACCTACTAATCCACAGTTAGTTCCTACTTGTTCAAATTCAAAAGTGTAAGGAGCACCAACATATTTCATAGTATAAAGTGCATTGTCGGTCCAAACTAAAATGTTTTCTTTAGCAACAATTGCTCCCATTAATTTTGTTCCATCTTGCAGTCTTTGATCTCCTGCACTGTTATCTGCTTCTGGTGCAAATGTATTTAATGCATTAACATCAGAAAATCTTAAAAACATATCGTCTTGAGAGCTTGAGTCTCCTAAAGTTGTTTCAGTTCCAAAATGAACTAAGTGTCTTGTAGTTGGAGATATTAAAGTAAATCTACTAGCTGTTGGGTTTCCGTCTCCACTACTAATTGCTGTTACGTAATTTGTAGTATTCATAGAAGCACGAGTTGTAAATTTTGTGTCTCCACTTACTCCTGCATTCCAAGTAAATGTTTTACCGTTAGCAATAGTTGCAACAAGAACTTGTCCCCAATTACTTAAAGACCATAGTCCTGGTTCTAAGGTAACTGTAGTTGCATTAACTGCATCGCCCCAGTTAGTCCATTTAGTTGCATTTTGAACAACACTGCCATCAGAATGAGCTTGTCCATTTGAAGTTCCAGGAGTTGCTGTTCCTAAAGCTCCTCTAGTAATGTTTTGAAAATTTGTAGCGTTAGTTGCTGTGTAAGTAATTAACTCAGCAGTAGGCACCGTGCCGACTGCAATAGTTCCTGTAGAAGGAAAACCTGTAGTAGAGTCTACTGTAACAGCTGTACCAGATCCACCAGTACCAGCAGTGTCAGCATTTAATGCTCCATCTAATGTATCATCTACTACTCCCGTAACAGTTCCACCATAATCTCCAATTCCAAATCCATAACCATAAGACTGTTGAGCAGGTCCTACTCTTTGATAAGGTGAAACGATACACGCACTCCCTGAAGTTAAATCAGAACCACCTCCATTTGTTTCTGCTGTAGGAGATGTAATAGTAAATGTAACATTACTTGGAACAGTTATAACCTGACAAACTTGTCTATCAGTGCTTGTATATTCAATATTGTTTTTATTTATACCTGAAGCAGTAGGCATAGTAACAGATTCTAAAGCTACTATATCCCCTACTTCTAAACCATGATCTGATCCTGTAGTAATAGTAATAGAAGTACCTGGAGAAGTACTATTAGTAGTTATAGTTGAAGCTCCAAAAGTAACTTGGGCTCCTGAAGAATTAGTTCTAAAAGGAGTAACATCATAAAGTGTTCCTTCAAAATAAATTAATAAAAATTTATCTGTACCTATTCCAACGTATCTATTTCCTTCTAAATCTGTAAAAGCTAATTGTTTTCTGGCTACGCCATGAATTGTGTTTGTAAGTAAAGAAGACCAACCACCTACTTTTTCAGCAAGTCCATATCTCCATCTTACATTATCAGAATCAATCCAGCGATCTGTAGCGCCGACTCCGGTGTCTTGTTTATTAACACCTGGTTGAAACCTCATTTGAAAAAGAGCCATATGCTACGCTCCTTATGTTGCTTTACTCTTATAGTTCCAACCGCATGTAGCATCTACATATATAAAAGTAGCTGCCATAGCATTTGTATTTAAAGTGGCATCTGAAGTTCCATTGTTGATGGGAGATCCGTTTCTTCCTACTGTAACAGCATTTGATCCAAAATAGTTTCTAGAATCAATGATAGTAACTTCGTCTCCTACAGATGGTGAAGCGGGTAGATTAACTGTCGCTACTGCGCTAGTAGTATCAACAAAAATTTGATCTCCAGCCACAGCTGTATAAGGAGAATAAGTGTTATCAATAGAAACAGCTCCTCTATCTAAAATAGTTATAAGAGTTTGAGTCCCATTTGATCTACATAAAACTGTTGCTCCTACAGGGATAGGTTGAGTAGTGCCACTAGCAGTTAAAACTCCTAGAGTGTATTTATTAGTTCCATTTCTATTAGTATCGTCTTTCATAATCCAAACTCTATCAGAACCTGACGGCATAGTTATTGTTCGATTAGCCGCTAAAGTTCCGTGAAGTCTTAGATATTGATTTTTTCCATTAGAAGTAGCTCCATCAGTTAAAGCTAATGTTACATCTGAAGATGCCATATCTACATCTAAAACACCAGATGCTACTTGTTCTAAAATTTGTAGGTTAGTATTGGTAATACCACCCCATTGACCAGCTTTTTCACCGGTTGTTATTAATTCTAATTTTGTATCGCTTGAATACGTTGATGCCATAATTTTATACTCCTGGGTCTATTTCTGTCCAAGTCATGCTAACACCTGGGACTATTTCACTCCATGTTATTGCTTGTGCTGTTCCTGAAGCTAGGGTTAGATCTATGCCACTAGGCTCAACATTTGCGTCAGCCGTCACTGTAACAGTTCCTGAGGAAATTACAACATTATTTCCGCTAACTGATACATCTGCTCCACCTGTTGCTATAACAGTTCCAGTGGCTAAAGTAATAGAAGATCCAGTAACTGTAAAATCTACATCAATAGTAAAGCCAACGGTACCAGTACCTAAAGTAACCTGCGTTGGATTAGGTATTTCTGTAACAGAATCAGCAGTGATTCCTGGGTCTCCAATATTGATTGTAAGCTGATTACCTGTAACTGAAAGAGTTACATTTCCTTCATTGCCTGAAGCTGAAATGGGTAATGCCGCAAAAGAGTCAATTCCTAATAACATATATAATCCTTAGAAGGAGACACGGGGTATGTGGTGGTGCCGTGCCTCCATCAAAGAATTATATCATCGTTTAAACCAAGAAGGAAGACCTAAATGTGGACGTTTGTCGAACATATTATCCTTCGCTCCAGGGGTCTTACGATTGTTATAATGCAGGAAAACTTGTACGCATTCTTTGCCTTTAAATTTTTCTCTCCAATGTTCTAGCTCACAGCCAGAATAAACCAGCATATCTCCTGGTTTTAAATCTACTTTAATGCCTTTTGCTTGGCTCGTAGTAGTTATTTTTTGACCATCAGGTATACCCACATTTTCATCAGGGCTTAAATAAATGGGCCAAGGATCACCCCCTAGATTCATAGTCGTAGATATCTCACAACTAAATCTATCTTTATGTCTTTTTAAAATATCTCCCTTTTTATAAATTCTTGCATAAGTATAAGCTGGGTATAATTTTAATCCTGTTGCTTTTTCCATACCTGGCTGGCATTTAAGTAATAAAGTTTCCATAGCCATATTAGCATATTGAGAATATGTATCTGGTATCTGCTCATCTTTGTTTTCGTAGTGACCTATAATGGTTTCAAATGGTGAAAAGTATCTACGCTCTCTACAAGTATCATAAACTTGCTTTTGCATTAAAAAATAGTTTGCAACAAAAGCTGCTAGGTCTTTTGATATTGCTTGACGGATAACTGTATACTTTTTCTTTTTAAACATTTTTAGCCATTTCTTTTGGTATAGCTTGTATGTTCCAATGAATAAATCTAAATGGTTCTTTACCATGATCTACTGCGTATTCATGTTCTAAATAACCTGGAAAAATAATTAAAGTTCCTGGAGTAGGTTTAAAATGTATTAATTCACTTCCTGCCCAAATGCCTTTAATGTCTGGTTTCATTTTTAATTTAGTGCATCTTGCACCTGTTTTAGGTTCATGGAAAATAGGAAAAGAAGTTTTATCCGAACACTTTAAAAAATAAAAACCTGATACATGCTGATTCCAATGTATGTGTGCTGAATGATGTCCGCCACCTTTTTTAGAAAATTCTTGAACCCATAGTTCGCTAAACATAGTTTGATATTGTTGCATATCATAACCCATGTGATCTAAAAATTCCCAAGACTTTTGACCTATATAATCTCTAAAATCTCTAAAATCATTATCCATTGTTAAAGGTGTAGAATGATGACTTGTTCCAAAATCTTTATTAATTTTAATATTTTTTTTATCTCTTTTTCTAGCTTCGTTTATATATTTGTTACTAGCTTTGTTTAAAGATTTTAAAAATTCTGGTTTTTGTTCACTCCAAACTGGTGTCCAAAAATAATTATTAATATACATATTATCTAAAAGGTAATCCTAAATGCCAAACTACAAGACTATATCTTATACCTTGTGTTACTGGTTTAACTCTATGCCAAACAAAACTAGGAAATACAATGATAGAACCTTTGGGTAATATTTCTTTACATTGTATTCTATGTTTTGATTCATCTCTCATGTGTGGATCATAGTTTCTAAAATCAAATTCTAGTTCACCACCTTTATATTCTGAACCATCGGTTAATTGACAAGTCATAGATAGCTTTCTTATTCTTCCATTATCAGGATCGTTTTTATTTTTTCTTTCATAAGGTTTATCCCAACTATCACAATGCCAATCGTAAAATTGATTTAATTTATATTTTGTAAATTGACATGCTTCAGACCTTTCCCAATCAAAATTCCAACCAGCATTTCTATTAGCTTGATGGACAAAGGGATGAAGTTCTTTATAAATCCAAGTATCATTTAACCAAACTAAATCTGATTTTCTTTTTCTTTGTAAATTTTTTACCTCTTCTTTAGATAATTTTTTATCTCCATAACCTCCAGTTCTAGCCATAACTTCTGCTTGTGATAATCCATATTTAATTACTTCATCACAAAATCTAGGGGTTAAGGCAGATTTAAAATACCAATAATAATTAGATATATTCATACGTTATAGTTTGTACAAAATTTAAACTATCCTTTTGATTATTAGTTAAGTAATACATACAAGTTGATGGAAACATAATAAATTTATTATTTTCTAATGGTATGTCCCAACTTCTTCCTGCTCTTCTGTTTTGATCATAATGTATTCTAACACTACAATCTTTAACTTTGACACCATACAATAAAGTAAAGTCTGGAGAGTTACGTAAATCTACTGGATCTATATTTAATAAAGGGATTGTTGTTTCTTGAGGTTTATACATATTACCCCAAGTTTCTTTGTTAATTAAATTAAAACCATATTCGAGATTAATGTGATCTCGCATATATGTATTCAACATATCCCAAGTTTTTGAAAATGGAAATTGTTTGTTTTGAATTTGTGATTTTAAAATATCGTTTTGTAATTTATCTCGGTCAATGTCCCAATTTTTAGGCATTGCCACATCACCATAATATAATGCTATTTCAGATAATACTTTCTTTTGCATACCACATACCGTTGTAATTTATGCTAATCCGTCTGTCAAGTCCCAAGACTGATTAGCTTCATTCCAAGAGTATCCCCATCTGTGAGTGCCAGCTTCATTTTGTGAAGTTTGTTCTGCAGTTAAAGCAGGCTCATCACCGATTGGTGACTGCCATCTAGCATCTGTTGTATTTTTAACCCAAGACGCATATGGTTTTTTAGGCCAGAAGATTTGATCATCTTCATCCCATTCATAACCTATACCAGCATAGTTTCCTCTAAGTGCTTTTGAATTGTCACCTGATGAATGTTGGTTACCTGATGTATTGTAAGATGTTTGAATCCACATTTGTGCAGGCCAATTATTATGTGTTTCTAAATATTGTTGACCTACTGATTCATCTTCAACACCATCAGCGTTTAACATATCTTTGTTATCAAGTGTTAACACTTGAATAACTTTTCCATTCATTCCTATTTTTGCAAAGTGTGCCATATATTTCTCCTTATATCGTAAAATTAATTTTTAAACAATACATAAATATTATTGAAATTTGTACCTTATTATTACAAGCCCACTACCACCAGCTTGTCCATTACATCTATTTTCACCGCCGCCACCGCCGCCACCACCAGTATTAGCAGTTCCTGCTGTTGCATTACAAGTATTTTTTGTTCCTCCAGTACCACCACCACCAGCTCCTCCAGCACCTCCAGTTCCAGAACCACCAGAAGCATCAGCACCGCCTGATCCACCACCACCAGCTCTTTGTGTAGGAGTATTGTCTATATTAGAAGTTACACCAGCACCACCATCACCACCTTGTCCAGGATTAGCAGGAGTACCATTATCACCAACTGCACCAGCTCCGCCGCCACCGCCACCGCCGCCGCTACTTGTACCAGCAATTCCACCGTCGTTTCCTTGTGGGGGACTAACTGGAGGAGTATTTCCTGATCCTTGAGAACAAGCTGAGCTACCTCCTGAACCAGCTCCTGAACCACCATTTCCAAGATCAGTTGGAGAGGCTGAAGAAGGAGATCTACCTCCTCCTGCTGATGTGATTGTACTAAAAACTGAATCTGAACCTATAGTTTGAGCTCCTCCTGGATTAGAACCTGCTCCTCCAGCACCAATTGTAACCGGAATACTTGAAGGTCCAGGCGATAAGGGTAAAGCTCCTCCTGGATTGGCTAAAGGACTTCCTGTCCAAGCTGCAGGACTGGGAACTGATTCTCTATAACCTCCAGCTCCACCTCCACCACCTCTATAACCTGTTGCACCGCCGCCGCCAGCTATTACTAAATAATCTACTGAATTAGAACCTAAAAAATTTCCTCCACAGGATACAGTAAGAGTACCTGAACCTGTAAAAGTATGAATTTTGTAATCTCCGACTGTTGCTACTGTACCCCCTGAAGCCGCTACATAAGCTGCTACTGTTCCAGTTTCAGAAGTAGAAGTTTCTTGAACGTTAATCCATCCTTCTGTACTATCTACATAAACAAAAGTAGCTGATTGCCCATTAGTCATTAAATAAGCTGCCGCAGCTACCCCACCTATTTTTTCTGAACCATTTGGAGTAACTACACAATTATTAGTTTCAAAAGTTCTTGTATAATCTGCTACTGCAACAATAGAACCAGCAGCTCCTGCTGGTAAATTTACTGTTACTGCTCCACCTGTTGTATTAACAAAATATCCATTTCCTGTTGCTGCTGTAACTGTTGATGTTTTAACTGATGTGTCCCAATTAACAGCTCCTGATGCACCAAAACCTGTCTGTGTTCCATTGTTTGTTATTGTTCCACCTGAAGCAACTGTAATATTTCCTCCAGAAGCTACATTAATTTTTGAACCACAAGGAATATTGAAAGTATCTCCACTATCTCCTAATGTGGTTGTACCACAATTTGTTCTTGGACTAATTTTATTTACTTTTACTTCACTCATAATTATTGATATTTATACCTTATTA